GAGATACCAGCCATCTGCTTGTAGGGCGAAAGCTGTACGCCACGGGATGCCTACTAGGTCTTTGGGTTTGATTACATTATGGGAGTTCAACCTTCCCCTACCCCTTTGTATGTCCATTCCGTCGTCCATGTCAATGTCTCCACCCTCCTTTCCTTTGCTCGCATAGCTATCCCCCAAATTAAGCCACAGCGTCCCGTCGTTTTTTAGCACCCTGCGGACTTCACGTAATATAGCTACCAGTTTTTCTACAAACTCCTCTGGTGTTTTTTCAAGACCGAGCTGACCCTCTTCTCCATAATCCCGCAGCCCCCAATAAGGAGGAGATGTCACACACATCTGCACACTCTCGCTCTCTAGCGTTTTTAATACTTCTAGTGCATCTCCTTGTAGTATTTTATTCACGGTAGAAAAGAGAGAAACATTGTTAAGCGGTTTCTCTCAGTTTAAGGGGTTAGGCAGATTTCTCATTCTTGAACCCCGCACGTCTTAGGAACGGTACGACTCGGCTCATGGGTTTGATGTACGCGATATGCCACACCAGCAGTTGCGAGAGGTACGGTGTCATCGGGATGGCGGTCTTTACGTCACCCAGACTGTCGACAAGCCCGATGAGTTCGTATCGTCCGTTTCGGAGCACGAAGACCCCTCCCCCTGAGTCCCCATTGACAACGGGCGCTGTGACCATCATGTAGTCAACTCCGTACTCCGGAACTCGCGGAAGCGAAACCACCCCGCGAGTAGGAAAGGGAGGATGCCCGATTCCTGCGCCGACTTTCCACACTTCATCGAAGACGCGCGGCGTGTAATCTCGTGCAAGAGCCGCCGTGCGTGCGTGAACGTTAGGAACGAATACCACGGCAAGGTCTTGCGGCTCTTCAAAATAGGTGACGGTGCCGGTGTGGACATCGTACTTCTCACCGTTCCACCAGCCGACCCTGACCTCATCGCCGCTTGAGACGACGTGCCACGCAGTAAGGATGTACGTGCCTTTTTCGTCGTTCTTGAACACGACCCCGCTGCCATACCCCCGCGTATCAACAATCTTGACAACGGGACGAAGCATCTGGGTGGCTCTATTCCCCGCCGCATTCGCGGAGAACGAGAGACCCGTAGTGAGCAGAACAGCAGTAATGGTGAGCGCGGCGACCCAAAAACGGAACCACCTACGCTTATCGCTGTGCTTGTCATACTGAGACAGGTCGTACATGACTACCTCCTAGCGTTGTTGAGCCATCTTTGTCACTTTCGTCCGTGCTCCTTCTCCCAGCTTAAGGGTTTGGGGTTGTAGTAGGTATCTATGCACTCTTGCGAGCAAAAAAGACGACTGTCTTCGACCTCCATTTCCTCAAGAGGAAGAACAGTCTCACATATCCAGCATTCGGCTTCCTTTGACACAAGATTGCCTCCTATTCGGTTGGGACACCTTTTGCGCCCATCTTGTACCCCCTGCCCCAAGCCGTTCCAATGGCTTGATAGTCAAGATGTGCGAGCTTTTTTCTTATCTTGCAAACCATAACATCAATCAGCTTGTCCCCGGGCGCATCCGCGTCCGCGTACAACTGCGTTATGATGCCCGCCCTACTGAAGACGCGCGTGGGCTTCCTCATCAGACACATGAGCAGTTGGTACTGCTTGGGGGTGAATTGGACACGCTTGCCTAAGACCTCCACCGTACGATTGATGGTGTCCAAGCTGATGTCGTCCACCGTGAGGATGTTTGAGAGTGTGTGCCCCGCCTCCCACTGCGCCCGCCGTACCAGGGCGTTCATGTACGCATGAAGCTCGAACTTGTGGACAGGCAAGCGGAGGCATCGGTCAGCTCCGCGGTTGAGGAGGTCGACCCTTGTGTTGGTGTGGTCGGGCTTGACGAGCATGATGAGCGGGGTTGAAACTTTCCGCGCCCTCAAATTGTAAGGGAACATCTCATCCACTTGTGAAACGACAACGACATCAAACTCGCCGTTGTGCGTGAGGATGGACAAGGCATCGTCCTCGTCCTCGGCTTTCTCGACCACATGGTCGCGGCTCATCATCCAGCTTTCAAGCCCCACTGTCAGAACTCGCATCACCGTTCTCCTTTCATCTCCCTTGCGAGCTTTCGCTCATTGGGGTAAACCTCGCTCCTGTAGAAGTCGCGGAAATCCGCGAAGGACGCGAAGTTGTCGCTGATGAACTTCAAGAGGGGTTTGATGTCCACCCTCTTGGCCGGAGGGTTAGGTTTTGACATATCCCGCCTCTCTGCTTTGTTGGTAGGTTTCGCGGCACTCCTCGCTACAGAACACCTTGCCGCGCCAGCACACCGCCTTGCGTGCTAGGTGCGGCTTGCTGCACCCCCAACAGTAAAAGACGGCTAACTTAGGGGTGGGCCTTACTCGTGCCATTGCCTTTCTCCTTGTAAAGAACATCTGGCTTCCAAACCAGCGCAGAGGGAGCACGCCCCCCGCGTCGGGTGGGAATTACCTTTATTTTACCACGTGTTCTGACTTTTATCGGGAGGGGTTGTCTGTGCATAATTTTATGTGAATGTCTCCCTCGTCCTGTGCCACGCCCTTGCTTCGTAGGTAGTTTTCTGCAATGGCGATGAGGTGGTTTCGGTGTCCGGGGTTGTGTTTTACGGTGAAGCAGATGATAGCGGGGAGTGTGTGTTCGATTTTCATGTCACTCGTTAACTATTCTTTTATCTCCTCTTGTAGGGGGGGGGAGTTCTAAGGATTTGCTTTATAGAATGCTTTGGCGAAACCTGCGGGCGTTATGCTCCGGCGCGTCTGCCTGTCAAACTTTCCGAACGCTTCGGGGTGAATGTCTTTTGACTTCAGATAATCAAACTTCACTCCGAGAGTATGTAGGTGGCTGTTCGTCTTTGCTTTCTTCTTCGCTTCGGTGGTCATTGGCACGGGATTCTTTACTAGTTCGTTGAAATGTCCCCAGAGAGCCGTGCGTTTCTGATAGCCGTCCCCGAACTCCCACGGGTCAAAAGTAAACGCCGGTTTGCCAAGAAACTTTTTAAGAAAGCCGTGATACGGATTTTCCAATGCCCAGAACACAAGTGGTATCTCTTTCTTTGCGGTGTTTTGTGTTACCTCCATAAACGACCATATAATATCAAGGCAAGCCCTTACACATTCCATTCCTTCCTGTAAGTCACGTGGTTTCTTTGCGTTGGTGCGAGCGAAGCTGAACATCGTGCAAGGAGGTGCGGCGAGTATGCCGTAAACTGATGCCTCATATTTACCAAGCCAAGTGTTCTTCCAATTTCTGACATCAAAGTCCGGCAAGGTCAAAACTCTTACATCATAACCTGCGTCTTTGTACGGCTTACTCCAAGAGCCAGTTCCGCCACATAGGTCAAGTATTATTTTCTTGGAGTTATCTTTTTTCATATATTTATTTCTTTTATCTCCTCTTGTAGGTGGGAGATTATTCACTGGAAGTTGGGGTCGGTTTGTAATGTTAGAAGTAAGAGGGTTCGCCCTCGATTTTTTTTGGAATACCTGATTTAACTATACGACCATAGAACGCCTCATTTTCATCATCCCTCTTGGGGCTTTGTTCGGGGGAATACTTGTTGGAATACTCAAGGAGTACATCAGCAATATGTTCCTCCAAATGTCTGTCTTTCCAAGTGGATGACTTAATAAGGTCTTTTATCCCTTTTCGTTGTTCAGCGTCAGCTATGGATGCATCAATAATGGTAAGAACCTCTCCTAGAAAATTGTTTTGCTGGGAACGCATGGTGCCCCAAATGTAATTTCGTAACTTGAACAATGCACTTAACTTGTTTTCCATATTTTTATTTTGACTTAACTTAACTTGACCCCAACTTTCAAAGAACAATCATCTGTATTGTATCATTTCTTCTCAAGAATTTGACGGCACTCATCCACGTAGAAGTCAAAGAATGCTGGGTGGACAACATATGCCCACACAAACCACAATACTCCAGTAATTATCGCAAAATATAGGATGTTCTTCATATATTTATTCTTTTATCTGCTCTTGTAGGGGGGAGAAATCTACTCGGATGAATTTGCTGTGGTGTATTTGTGTCATACCTCAAATTTGTTAAATAACCTTCTCCACCACGGGAGGCTTTTAACCCAAGAGATAGTTTCTTCTCTGATGTGATTCTTTTGTGCTTCTGTTAGTGTTGGTTTCATATTTATTTGTCATGGTGTTGGGGGGTTAGACCTATTAACCTCTGCTTGGAGTTGGGTGGTGATGTCGTCTCTTTTTTCCCTCCATCTTTCAGTGCTGGTGCTGTATCCATTTAGGTACTCATCTGATTTTC